CCTTCAAGGCCGTTCGTTCCATTTCTAAGATTATTATTCAGATGATTACTGGCGGTCAGGATTTCAAATTTACTCTTGAGAATGGCCCATCTGTTATTACACGTGAAATGAAAGCTCGTCAGGAACTTTCTGCACTGGCTACAATCATGCCTGATAATATGAAGCCGATTATAGCCAAATACTTTGCAGATTCCCTTAAGAACGATCTTGGTGAAGACTTGTCTCGTAATATCGTAGCTAATTTACCGCCTGATGTTAACTTTATTAGCGATATCGAAGATCCAGCAGCTATCCATATGATGAACCAGATGAAGGCTCAGATGGAAGAGAATATGATGGCTCTCGAAATTAAGAACGCTGAATGCGAACAGTTAAAGCAACAGTTACAGGCTGCACAGCTTAGCATGATTGACGGTAGAGAACAGAGAGAACATGATTGGCAGAAGTTCGTTGTTGGCGAACAAGACAAGATGGTTCTTGAAACAGCTAAACTCGGAGTTCAATCTGATAAGAATACAGCTGATGCATTAATTAAACAGCAAGAAGTAAATATTAAAGCTGCTGAAGCTGATATGAGTGCACAAGAAAGAGAATCTGACGCCTATATTAAAGGAATTGAAGATACTGTAAATGCAGTAGCCGGAGGTTAAGATGATTCATTTCGACGTGATGACTGGAAGGGGTTTAGGCCGTAATGCATTATTATCTGGTGACAGAAATGCTGCAATTAGGCAAACCCCGGCACAGCATGAAGAACTGTTGGACATAACCACATTACCGGATTATCCGGCTTTCTTGGCTATGCCTCCAGGTCCTCAGAAGTCTTTAATGTATAATTCATTGGTAGCACAGGCCGAATTAAGGGAACAAGAAGACCCTAAATACTGGAATGATGCGCAGCCAAGACGCAATATTACACAATCTTCTAGCTTTATTGGACCAATTGACTATGACCAGAATTCGAATATGGCTATGGTTCAAATGGGCGATAAGGTATATCCTTATCCCAATATTGATCCAGTTAGAATGGCAGAATGGCTAAATTCGCCATCTATGGAAGATTATTACATAAATTTCGTTAAAGGTAAATAAAGTTTACTAATTATTCTATATAGCGTAACAGCGTGGGTTACGCTAAATGATTTAATTCCACGATTGAGGTTATCGCACCGTATGAATAGCGAACAGGTAAATGAATATCTTGCTAAGCTTAAAGAGCAATCCGAGGAAGTAGCTGAACCGTCAACTCAGGAAACCAAGGAAGTTTCTAAGGAAGCATCCGCCGAAGAAATTGATGATAATAAGGCCGTTGAAGAGGTCAAGGATGTCGAACAGAAGCAAGTAGAAGACAAAGCTGATGACAAGGCTGAGGAACCGAAAGCAGAAGTGAAAGAAGAAGAGCCGAAAGCTGAAACACCTAAAGAAGAACCTAAGAAGGAAGAACCGCAGAACCGTAGGGATTATGCATTCGAACGTCTTAAGAAGAAATCGAAAGAAGAGAAGAAGCAGCTGGAAGCTAGAATCAAAGAGCTCGAAGAAGAGCTTAACAAGGGTAAAGGTCTTAAGGCCGAACATTTCGTAGATAAGGAAGGCAAGCCAGATCCTAATAGCTACGTAGACTGGAAATTCCATGAACGTGAAATGCAGGATGAAATTGATAAGCTGCAACGTTATGAAAGGGAAAGACAGCTTCAGGAAGACATAGACGAAGACCGTCGTAGAGTAGAGAATTGTTACCAGAATGAAGAAGAACGTAAAGAATATGAATCTTTAATCGCTTCTAATGGTAAAGCTTTCTATGATGCAGTTTCCGACGTCGATCCTAATGGCGTAGTATTTGGCTACCTGAGCACAATGCCGGAATATCCGATTGTGTTGAAAGAACTGATGACTGACAATAAATTGTTAGGATATACGTTCAGAAGTACAGATCCGGATGCCTTGAAACGCAATATTGCAGCCGTAGCAGACCAGATACTCGAAAGACATCACAAACAGCCGACAATCGAGAAGATAGCTACTGAAGCTCCTAAAGTAGAAGCTAAGAAAGAACTTCCGGTTATTGGTAAACAAATCAACAGCACTCCAGGAACAGCTAACGTAGTACATGATAGAAATTATTGGAATAGATACTTACGTGAACATCCTAGGGGATAAACATCACAATTTATTATTATAAGGAAACAATATTATGGCAAATAAATATTTACCCAACAAGCTTACTGACCTCATCGCAGTCCGTGCTGCAGAAAGCGGCGCATATCTTAACGCTGGTGCTAAGTCTTATCTCGCTGACCAGCTCCGTCCGAATATGAGAAATGACCAGGATTATGTATTCGTTGTTAAGGACAACGGTAAATACGTCAACGGTAAATCTCTCGAAACTACTGACGTTTCTGAAATCAAGGAACGCGACGTCCATGCAAAGCTCAATGTCGGTAACATCGTTATCGGTACCGATATGATTAATGAAGTTCTCGAAGTTAACTGGGACAAGGAAATTGCAATGCCTAACGGTAAGGCTCTTATCGAAGGCTTCGTTCAGGACGCTATCAAGAACGATATCGGCCGTCAGAATATTGCATTCGTAGGTACTGGTTATATGCCTGTTTCTAAGGCTTCCAGAGCTCTCGGCTCTATCACTTCTGATGAACGTTATGGCTTCATTGACCCGATGATTGACTCTGTTCTCGCAACTGTCGGTAAGGGTTTCGATGCAGTCAACCTCGATCCGATCGCTTCCAAGGGCGTATACGGTAAGATTGCAGGTACCACTTTCCGTGAACAGCAATTCCTCCCGGCTGTAGAAATCTCCGTTGATTTGGCTAATGAACTCTCTAGCGCTACGGTTTCTGGATTCGTTCAGGTTGCTAATGCATCCGCTGCAACTCTCACACTCTCTGGTGTAACTGAAACTATTCCGGCTGGTACTCCGCTCTTCGTCGAAGGTATCTATGCTACTAACCTCGTTGGTAACAAGATGAGCTTCCCGAAAGCATTCATCGCTATCGAAGACGCTACTGCTGGTGCTGTCAAGGTTCGTCCGGTTGACTTCGCTGGTCAGGGAACTAAGGAAGCTGTTAAGGCTGACGGTTCTAACGTCGAAGTTACTGATTTCGCAAACGCTAAGCTCGTTAACCCGATTGCAGCTGGTACTTACTACATGGGTATCATCCGTGTCGAAGGTGCTCAGGAATTCGATACTCTCAAGAAGGTCGACTGGTCTAACGCTGAACAAAGCTCTGATTCTATCGAAGGCATTACAGTTCATGAAGGTAGAACTGTTGATATCCTCAAGGGTACCAACGTAACTCGTTGGTCTGTTGCTGGCGTATCTCAGTGCATTGAACCTCGTGGTGCTGCATTGATCCTCGTTAAGGATGCTCAGCCGAACCTCGTAACTATGTAATTTGAAATAACACACTAAATAATAAAGGCCTTAGGTTAATCCTAAGGTCTTTCTTTATATATTATATATATTATAACTATTATTATTAATATATTCTAGTTAATAGGGCGTTACCCTAATAATCACGTCTTATTTAAGAACATCAACATACTCGTTAATATGATTATCTAGCCAGTAGTTCTTTAAATAATCGTATTGATACTGTAATATCTCACCGTAATGTTTCTTACACTCTTCTATTGTGTGTTCTATTGATAAATACGTTGCGTCTGGACTGACTTTCTGCAATGGGTGAGCATCTTTATAGGGTGAGTCAGGAAAGTCTGTTACGATACACACACGACCAACTGCACAGCATTCTAAATATTTAAGATTACTCTTACATTTATTAAACACGTTATCAGCCAAAGGCGCAATTACAAACTTAGCCTTACGTGCAATATTACAGAAGCTACGTGGATATGTTGACATAGGATAGCCTGGGAATGTAGCTATAGGCTTAATGAAATAAGGTGTATTGGCCATAGTAATTACTTTCTTGTTGGAAAGATATTTAATCCAGCCGTTATTGAAATCACCTGGGTTCTTATTCTCGTTATCGTAATGTGTAGCCGATCCAGCATACATAAAGATATCTTCTTCAGGAATCGTAGTAGCCGTATCAAACAACCAGTCTTTAACACTAAGTCTATTCGGCATTACTGTAATCTTCTTTGGATCGATATATTCAGATAATGCTTCCTTAAGATATTCAGTAGAACATGTAGCCTTGTCGATTACCTTTGCGGCGTACTTCTCCATTGCTTCTGTATTAGCTTTGCAGTCTACCTTAGTCTTACAATAATTGTAATCCGGTAATCCTTCTCCTTTGTATAGCCATGTCAAATCATCGAAATCTACAATTAATTTAATACCTGTCGATTCTTTAAATTTAAGCAACGGTTCTAAGCTACCGTTCGATGTAATCCGTTGTGTATAGATTATATCTTGGCCGATTCCCTTAAATTTGGTTGGCGGGAATAAATATACTTCTTTACCGATACCTTGAAGCATATTTGCAACCTGAATAAGTCTATAATAACCACATGCGCCAATATCGCCAGGGATGATTGTTGTACTAGGATTTAATGTGCTCATATTATTTAATTTCCTTATTAATATTCTTCTTCTTATGATCAGTTATACTGTCTATGTATTCGTCAAGTTCTTCCAAACAATGTGCAATAATAGCTTCTTGTTTAGCCAAATCTTTAGCTTTCTTTGTATAGACGTGACAGAAGGCCGTGTAGCAAATTCTATACGCGTAGCTATATATTGAACTGCCCTTATCTTTATTGAATGTTGGCAATCCATTAAGTAGCTCGAATATAGCTTGATCCGCCAGTTCTTCGCGCTCGTCATAAGGCTTCTTGCTGAATTTGGGGTTCTCCAATACAATATATATAATCGTATAGATATACATAGCGTATCGATCGTTCTGTTCATTCTCTAATCGTTCTTTATTATGCAGCTTTACGACAATATTCGTGAAATCATCTAAATCTAAATCATAGTATTTCGTGAAATTATTATCCTTAAAGCTGATATCCAGTTTACGTTTGCGGCCTGGATTCTTCCATTTGGGTAATATTGACATCTTTAACCTCCCTTCTTCTTATTCCAATATGCCTGCATTGTTTCACGATGTTTCTGTTTAGTCTCTTCTGATAATCTCCATTTAGGTTCTTTATCCCATTTCTTTGAAGTTCTCATTCCTTTATTCCAGGCTTCTTTACCTTTGGCATAGTTATTACCTTTAGATGCTTCTCCAATCTTGCGTTTGGCTTCATCTGTATGATGGTGTCCTTTGAAACTTCCAGCAATTACACTCTTGTGTAATCGTACATGTTCTGAATTCTTAACGAACTTTAGCATATAATATGGAACATCATAATATATTCCCAATTCCATTAATTCTTCTCTTGATGCTATTTCGCCATTTATATGGTGACAAATCCAACCTTTGAAGTCATCTACTAACGCCAATTCATAGTTCTCTATTAGCATATAATCATTTGGACAGAATTTCATAAATTTATGCCATTTCATAATTTAAATACCTCCATATTATATATAATAATTGTAAATTAATATTTGTAAATATAGCAAATTAAATTTAACAATATGAAATTTACAGAATTATTCTGATAATTCCGTGATCTAATTATTAGTATAATTAAATGCAGAGTTAAGGAGTTTAACTAATGATTACAGAAGATGATGAATTACAGCTGGACTATCTCTTTAGTCCTATCTTTCAATTACAGAATACAGCCGGAAAGCCATTGACTGGCGGCTACATTGAACTGTATATTCATGGTTCCAGGACCAAATATTACGCCTACAGTGACTGGAATGGCACTTTACATCCTTTCCAGATACCCTTGGACAGTATAGGTTCTAATATAATATTGGCCAGTCCTAATATGACTTATGATGCTTATGTCTACAATAGATATGGCAGTCTAGTTATGAGTAGATACAATATTGCTACAGTTGGCTCTGGCGGTGGCGGTACAATAACTCCTATAATCATTACTTCTAGTGATGAAACAATTAATATTGCTGTTTCTGGAAATACCTACGACCTTTCTGTCATGGACCTTTATGAAGCTATTCAGGCAGTAACAGCAAGCTATGCGACTATCGAATATGTAGACAATTCTGTATCTTCCTTCGTTACTGAAGAAAG